TGGACATCAACATGTTGATGTCCAAACCTGGTATCATGGCTTATTTTCCAATCACAACTGACATGGAACCAGGAAACGTCATTTACACACGACGCGTTACGCCAATTCAAGATTCTGAGTATGCTCGTCCAACAACTCCTCTCGCGTATTTTGCGCGATGGGGAGTTCGTTGGAGAGGAGCGTTGAGGTATAAGTGGATGATTGCGAAGAACGTGTTTTCGACATGTAAAGTCGCGATTGTACAGATGCCTTTGGACCATATCTACGCACTTGACACTGATTACATGAATTATAACCATGTCATCTCTGATTTGAAGGAAGACAGTCTCATTGAATTTGAGATGAGTTTTCTTTCAGATCACCCAACTCTACGTGTCCCCCATCTTTTCGGACCAATGAGTGGAGGATATAATGAGGGAGGAGTCACTTTTGGCTCCCAACTTGTTATCATTCTCCACACAAAATTGCAAACCAATGCAACCATGCAAAGTACACTTAATACGGCGTTGTGGGTGAGTGCTGGTACGGGGTTCACCCTGTACAACATTCACCTACCAGACTATACAGCCGCGACAGATCTCGTTTTGAACATGACCAATGCAAGTAACATTCGAATTAAGAATTTCACTGGAGAAGAACAATGGTTAGTGACAGCTAACACTGTCATTGAAGGTGGACAGATTGCCGAAGGACCATATACAGCAGTGAGTTTAATTACTGTCAATTTGGGAGCAGGGCCAGTTTCATCTGGCTTTAATTGGACAGGAAATGTAGTCTACGCACAAGAATTTCAGGGCACCATGTATATCACCAATAGGGTTTTTCCTGTTGGTGGTTCTGAATCACCAACTGCACGAGAAGTTTCAGGTTTTCCTGTAACTATTCGACCAGGAGGATCTCTAGAATTGACAGGTCAGAGTGGCATCACCAGTGCCATGCATGACAAATCACAGAAAGAGATTCCTATGATTGGAACGAGTAGTTTGGAGTTTGACATCCCCATGAAGTATGAACCATTAACATCTTTACTTCAAATCTTGGAACGGCCCCATGCGATTAACGTCGCGCCAGGAGTCACTTTTGTGAATCGAACAGCAGAAACTGTGGATGCATTTGAGATGTTTTCACAGTGTTTTGCCTACACAACTGGATCTGTGCAATGGATGGTCATTGGAGCTGATGTCATTGCAAACCCTTATCTCGACCCGACGGTGCCAAATATTCGAGCAAGTTACATCCAAGGAGGAGTGAAGATGCCAGTGGAGGACGGACACGTTCTCTTGGTTGATTCACCTCCAATGACGGATGCACTTGTGTGTATGAATGTTGCGGGCAGTTATAACGATTTGATTCTG